GATTTGGCTGTTGCCTGATCAATGACAACCTAAACAGGGGAGGGGCTAATAACCCTTCCCCTTTTTTTATGAAACTTGTAAACGCAACTGACGATAAACAGACCATCTTCCACGATGCAGATGGGAATTACATCCTTGAAGTGCGACAGGATGTATCGGGAATCATAGAAAAAAACAAAGCCGAATATGCTGCCATTGACGAACGAGCCAAATGGGGCGACTTAACAAAGATTGCAACACTCCCTCTTGCGGTGATTGATGACCTTAACAAAAAGGGCATAATGAGGGGGTTCGCCGTGACTGACGAACGAAGGTTCAAGGTGTTTCTTAACGACCCTGATAATCGATTTTTTAGAACACGACCAGGAGAAGTATGAAAATTGCAATCTGCGTCCCTTGCAGGGATACCGTAATGACAGGGTTTGCTTTTGATCTTGCACGACTTTGTGCGTATGACGGAGTAACCCGATGTTCAGAGGATGGTAATTCGCTAATGATTTACCAGATGCCAGGAACATTGATTTTTGATCAGCGACAGCGTTTAGCTGAAGCGGCTCTAAAAGATGGCGCAGATGCAATTTTGTGGATTGACTCCGATATGCGGTTTCCTAAAGACTCGTTAAGGATTCTGCTAAGTCGTGAAGTTCCAATTGTTGGTGTTAATGCAACCACACGCAGAAAACCAATTGAGCCGACAGCACTAGATCGTGATGACGAGAAGAATGAACTCGTTAAGGTCTGGAGTAAAGGCAAGGAAGGTTTAGAAGAAGTTGGCGCACTTGGGTTTGGTATGGTCTTAACTCGCAAGGAAGCGTTTAACTTTCCTAAACCTTGGTTCTGGTTTGATGTGACCGACAAGGGTGGTTTAATTGGTGAAGATATTTATTTCTGCGCCAAAGCGTGGGAAAATGGGATACCAACAGTCGTTGATCATGAGTTATCGATGCACATCAAGCACATCGGGACTTATGAGTACGGATGGGATGAACTATGATCACAACTTACTCGGACTTGAAAACAGCAGTTGCCAACTACTTGGCAAGGACTGATTTGACTGATCAGATTCCCGATTTCATTCGGTTTGCTGAAATTCGTCTGCGCCGTGATCTGCGAATCCGTCAGATGTTGAAAACTGTGACCACTACCACAACAGGTGGAGATAACACGGTTGAACTGCCAGCAGACTTTCTTGAGATTCGTGACTTCATCGTGCAGACAAATCCAGTTCAACCACTGGATTACATGAGTCCTAGCATCTTCTCACGCAATGCTCGAAGAACAGAATCAGGCAAGCCGATTGACTACACGATCATGGCGACTGATTTTATGCTTGCGCCGATTCCTGACACGAATTACACGCTTGAGATGATCTATTACGCAGCCCCTGCGTTTCTCAGCACATCAAACACCACGAATGTTTTTATCAATAACTGCCCTGATGCTTTGCTGTATGGTGCTTTGTTGGAGGCTGAACCTTACATCATGAACGATGCAAGACTGCAAACATGGTCATCCATGTATGGTCGTGCAATTGAAGCCCTGAAGATCAGCGATGAAAGATCACAGTATTCGGGTGTTCCTCTTTCCATGCAAACATCAATGAGGTAAATCATGGCTGAAATGTCAAACTATCTTGAGAATGCGTTAATTAACGCTACTCTGCGAAACACAACCTACACAAGCCCTGCGACTGTCTATCTTGGCCTATACACATCAGACCCTGGTGAGGGAAACACAGGAACTGAAGTTTCTGGAACTTCTTATGCTCGTCAGTCAATCACTTTTGGTGCGCCTAGTGACGGTGTATCTACCAATTCTGCTGCTATTGAGTTTCCTCAAGCTGGTGGCTCATGGGGCACTGTGACCCATGTTGGTATCTTGGATGCATCAACTTCTGGAAACTTGCTTTATTACACGGCTTTGGATGCGAGCAAGACCATTTCTACGGGTGATGTGTTCCGTATTGCCATCGGTTCGTTGAGCGTCACTTTGGCGTGAAATGGCTGATCTTCTCCCACCGTGGTCAATTGACTCCCTTGATAACCTCAAGGGAAGCATAGATGACCTAACGCTAACGCTTGACAGCAGTTTATACACAACTTCTGTCACTCGGTGGGATGCTTATGCTCAAGTAAGCGCATTAGCAAGTGTTTCATCATCTTCTCAGGTAACTTACGCAGCTAGTGGTGCAATTAGTTGCTCTGCCACAGTTAGTGCGTCTGGCGGTCTTGTTAAACCAGCGACTGCCTCAATAACGGCTAGTGCGACTGTCTCTTGTTCAGCAATCAGGGTAGTTACAGCAAGTGCAAGCGTTTCTTGCAGTGCATCAGTCTCAGCATCAGCTCAAAGAATTAAAGACGCATCAGCGAGCATATCTTGTTCGGCAGATGTTTACGCTAATGGTGGTTTGGTTCTATCTGGCGTTGCAAGCATTACCGCAAGTGCAACAGTATCAGTAGAAGCACAGATCATACAAGATGCCGTAGCAGATATTTCTTGCAGTGCAGATGTTATCTGTAATGCTGGACTAATTATTGATGGTCAAGCAAGTATTACGGCAAATGCATCTGTAATTTGTAATGCAGTTGTCATTTACTATGGTGTTGCGAGTGTTTCGTGTTTAGCCACAGTTACTTGTGCTGGTTACATTCAAGGACAAAACTGGGACAATCTTCCTGTTAATACAAACACATGGAGTGACATTTCTGTAAATGCATCAACATGGGAGGAAGTGTCAACAAGCGCAAACACATGGATTGATGTTGCAGTCAATGATTCCACATGGACGAATGTTGCAACAGGCACTAACTCTTGGACACCTATTTCGTGAGTGAATCATGGCAAGAATCGAACTAACTGAATGGCTACCTGATCAACCTGGCGTTTCTGGGGCTTTGACAGAGGCAAAAAATGTCGTTTCTCTTGCTATGGGATACGGGCCAATTCCATCTGCTGTCAGTTATTCAGACGCAGCCGATCAAAACTTGATATCTATTTATGGCGCAAGAGAACCAGATGGTGGAACAAAACTGTTTACTGCTGGTTTATCAAAGATTTTCTCAGTGGCTGGTGATGGCTCATTGACTGATGTTTCTTCTTTTACAGGGACATATTCTCAGTCTGGAACGACTACTCTGACAGTCACCAGTACGGCACACAAGTTAAAAACTGGTGATTCTGTTTACCTAGATTTCACCTCTGGAACGGCTACTGATGGCACTTTCTCAGTGACTGTCTCCGATGCAAACACTTTTACAGTAACGACAACATCAGCGACCACTTCAGGGAATGTGACGATTAAGGTTAGTTCTACAAATTACACGACTCCTAGTGATGAGCGATTCAGATTTACGCAGTTTGGTGATGTGGTAATTGCTACGAATAATTCACAGAGATTACAGGCGTGGGTGCTTGATAGTTCAACGGCATTTCACAATCTATCTGATGATGCACCTATTGCTAAATACATTACAGTTGTTCGTGATTTTGTTGTTTGTGCCAATGTAAAAATATCAAGCACTCAGTATCAATATCGAGTTCAATGGTCTGGTCTGAATGATGAGACTACATGGACGAGTTCGCAAGCCACTCAATCTGACTACCAAGACCTGCCTGATGGTGGTCAGATCGTAGGAATCCGAGGTGGTGAATTCGGGGTTATTTTCCTAGAGCGAGCAATTTATCGGATGTCCTATATTGGGACTCCGTTTGTATTTCAGTTTGACAATATCTCCAGAAACAAGGGATGTTTAGCATCTGGGTCTATTGCTCAGTATCAAGGAATTACTTTCTTCCTGTCAGACGATGGGTTTTATATGTGTGATGGTCAACAAGTCACCCCAATTGGTGCGGAGAAAGTTGATCGGTGGTTCTTTACAAATGCAAACGAATCTGATTTTGATACCCTATCGGCAGCAGTTGACCCATTTAGAAAACTGGTGCTTTGGAACTTTAAAGGCATAGATGGTCATAGATATCTGATCATTTATAACTTTGTCACAAAAAAATGGACTTATGCTGATGCTGGTTCTGACTACATTGGTGAAGCAACAACAGCCGATCAAAGCCTAGAAGGGCTTGACGCTATTAGCGCATCTATTGATGCCTTAGATCAGTCTTTAGATTCGGCCTTGTTTTTAGGTGGTAGATACTTCTTAGGTGGGACATTACTCACTAATGTAGTCACTTACACAGGGACAAACCTAACTGGTGACATTCAGACTGGTGACCTTGGTGGAGAACCATCTGTGGTTACGCTGATCAAGCCACAAGTTCAGAATGGCTCGGCTACGATTGCAGTCGCTTCTAGGAAGTTGTTAAGCGATACTGTTGCTTTTGTGACACAGATTGCCGCTAGTACGGAAAACAGGGTTTCGTTAAGGTCACAAGGGAATTACCACAGGATTCAGGTTGTCCCGACAGGGGTTAACTGGAAAAATGCCTTGGCTTTAGATGTGACGATAGTATCTCAAGGAGTTAGGTAATGTTTAGGACACTACCTAGCTTTGGTGCTGATCCAAGGGGTATCGCCGAGGTTGTCCGTGGGATTATGAATGGCAAGACCAATAACACGGGTTTGGTCACTTTAGGGACGGGGAATGTAACCACTACAACGATCTATGACGAGCGTATTGGTGGCGACAGTAAGATTGTCCTAGTTCCATTCTCCGAAGCGGCATACGAGGATTCTGCGCCTTATGGGGCGTTTCAGGATGGAACAGATCAAAGCGTAGCCAACACGACCACGGCTTATGCGATTACTTTGGACACCACGGACTTTACAAATGGTGTTTATTTGTCCAATTCGTCTAGGATTAATGTCCGTTCGTATGGGATTTATAACTTCCAGTTCTCGATTCAGTTCAAAAACACCACAAACGATGGTCAAGACATAGACATCTGGTTTAGGAAAAATGGGACTGACATAGCTAATTCAAACTCTAAATTCCACATTCCAGCCAGAAAAAGCTCGGGCGACCCGTCGTATTTAATTGGCGCACTTAACTTCTTTGCTGAACTGCAAGTTAACGACTATGTTCAGTTGATGTGGAGAGCATCGGATACTGCGGTAACGATTGAGTATTTGGCAGCTCAAACAACCCCAACTAGGCCAGCGACACCGAGCGTGATCTTAACAGTCACTTATGTAGCCCCTGCTGCGTCAACAAATGTTTATGTGTCTTCCCAGACCAAGGGGTCGGCTACCTTAACACATTATTCAAACTCAACAGCAGACAAAACTTATGCTTACATTATTGTTGGCTAATTCGTATAATCACTCCGTGGATGACCCGATTCATGGAGTCCTAGAAGAAAGGATTTAACATGGCAACTGGCGTATCTACATCCACACAAACGACTCAGATTGATCCTGCGGTACAGCCGTATCTTTCTTATGGTCTGCAAGAGGCACAACGCTTGTATCAAGCTGGTGGCCCTCAATATTACCCAGGTCAGACCTTTGTTGCGCCATCGACTCAAACACAAACAGGGTTACAGGCTTTAGAGCAAAGAGCAACGCAAGGCTCTCCGCTACTGAGGGCTGCACAGACTCAGCTAGGTCAAACCATCGGTGGTCAGTTCTTAGGTGGCAATCCTTTCTTTCAAGGTGCGTTCCAACCAGCAGCACAAGCGGCACAGACGGCTTTTCAGCAAGGAACAGCAAATCTAGCATCGCAAGCATCACGAGCTGGTCGATATGGCTCTGGTGCGATGACTAATTTACAAAGTCAACTAGCAAATCAATTCGGGCAGAATCTAGCAAATACTGCTGGACAACTTGCATATCAGAATTACGCAGCAGAACGAGCCGCACAAGAGCG